TTTCGTCTAAAACAAAGTCTAACATATCATCTTCTAAGTCTTTAAATATCTGAGCTATAGCTATCGCTTCTTCATCTGTCAATACTCTAAATTTCATGCTTTCTCCTTTTGTAATTGTTCTTGTTTATAGTACCATGCCCAAGCAACACCAGATAAATGTTCATAAATAACATCTACTATTTGCTGTTGTACTGTTTCGCCACCTAACCCAGATGACATATGCCATAGCTCTGAATTATTAGCATAAATCATTATTTGTTCATAAGTATAAACTGAGATACTGTTGTCCACAAATTCATGCAAATAATCGCCTTTGCTTTCTAGTATTATTTCTTTGTTATCTTCTAATTCTGCTATTAAATCTTCTTCAATAGAAGATAAACTGTAGTCTTCTTTTGTCATGCTTTACCTCTAAGTTCTTTCATTTCTTGTTTAAACTTTTGTATTGCTTCTCGTTTAGTGTAAAAGTAATAGACTCTTGTTTCTAAGTAGCCATTAACAATATCACATATCCGCCAAGCACCTTCTCTATTTCTATCTATGTCCATTTATCTCCATTATAACTCTCCATTTAGTTAAGCGATAGCTAGTAAGGTAGGAGAGTTATATGAAAAAAATTCCTCACTAGCTATCTAATATAAATAATTTATGACCACTTCCTGTCGGTAAATCCTAAATCGGTGGGGCTGTTTCAAGAACCCATTAATTACTGTCACTCTGAAATTATTTATAAATTCTGTCGGTGGCAGTAGTAGTGTAGGTGGCTATTTCTCCTACAATCCCTGCAGTACCATTCTGACTACTACCACCTTCAATTAGACATTCAATATTTCTAGTTCTTCTTCGAACTTCTTTGAAACCTTATCTATAATCTTCGATAATACATTATCTTGTCTATCAAGATAATCATAAAGTTTTTCAGTTCCAGTATTACACTCTGTCCATCTTAAAGCCCCGACATGAACAAGATGTGTTTGCTTAACATAACTATCATGTTCTTCGCTGTAATACTCGTTCCACTGAGATTCATCAGTGTCTTTATCATATTCCAAAATATGAATATCAGAGAAGTCAAGATTATTAACTCCGATATATTCATCATCGGCTTTTAGATTACAACACTTAGTTAAATCCCTAGTGGGTTTAACCTCGACATGCCCTTCAATCTCTATCATGTAGCAATAGTTTTTATTGGACTTCAAGATAGCTTCAAGCAATCTGTATATATATGGTTTTATCATTTACACCTCCGATAAAATTAATTCAATCTCATTAGAATCTTTGGTAACTTTTATACCAACGACCTTTTTATTTGATTCCTCTACTTTGTTGAAATGATTTTTCATATCTACATTTCTAAAAAAGAAACCACCTTGACACTCGCCTTCAAAGTTGTCTAACCAAAATATTTCACTCATTTATTTTCCTCCATTTAAAAATTGTTCAAAGTAAAAACCTTCCTCGCCATAAATATCTATGTAGAGTTTTGCCATTTTAAATAGCTCAGGCATTAGGTCAAACACTAATCTACTGTTATTACTATCCAAAGCAACAACACTATTAAATGCTTGATTAACTGTCTTTGCTATCACTTCTGCCCTTGTACTAGCAACTCCCTTGTCGATTAAATACATAGCTACTAAGCTATAAGTTGTACTTAAATCAACATGATAATCACTATGATTTTGTTTAGTTTTATACATTGGTACAAAAGGATAATATGTTTCTTCAAGATTAACTACAGGCTCTGCTGTAGAAACATAGGGTTGTTTTTTCTTTTTCATATCTTCTCCATTTAAGATTTAAAGGTGTTAGATTTTAAGTCCTCAGTAAAACCTAACAAAACTGCCACTAGGTACCTAGCGACTACCTACTTTGTTATCTTTAAGAGAAGGTAGCGTAAGCTCTTAAAAACAGAGCAGTTTCAAATCATACTCAGGATTTATATCCTCTCGAGATAAGAGAAATTAAATCTGTACCTACCCAGAGTAATTAAACTCTGGATAGGATTAGGGGGGATTGCCTTTATTTTTTATAGTGCTTCTCGGATTTATATACTTGCACTATATGATACTTTTAGCGGTCTAGGATATTGTATCAGTCCTTTATTAAATTAGTCTTCTATAGAAGCCCACTCAGTATTCTGATTAGCTTCTGCCATTTCTATAGCTTGGGATAATGTAATATTTTTATCCATAACTACCCTCCATTTTAATTTTTTTAAATACAAGGCATTCCTGCCATGCCCTCAAATACTAGCACGAGCCGTGTCGTGCCGTCAACAGTATGTAGATACTAAGTTATTTAATACTACCACTGCCTTACAGTATAAACCACACCCATTTGCATACTTGTTCTATCAACATAGTCGAAGCTAGATTGAATAGATGCTTGTTTATTAGTGTACCTTTTTTTATACAGCACAGTTTTAAACTGCTTGTAGTTATAAGACTCGCTGTATGAATAGCCCAACTTAGTTAAATACTCCATCGCTGTTTCTAAACAAGCGAACTGCTGTGTACCTTTACGCTTGTCTTTTATATAACTAGCTTGTTTATCAGCAACCTCTGTAGCTAAAAGCCGAGCTTTTTTAGATAGTCGTTTTGCCATTTTAATCTCTCCATTTAAGATTTGTTAATTTAAAAATCAGCAGGTCGCCCCACCGAGCCTTTTAAATTTTAGCACCTGCCGTCAAGCCTCGTCAACAATATAATATAAAGGACTATATAGTACTGGTCGAAACTATGTAATAAACTGTAAAGGTACACCAAGTTTTATGTACCTTTATAGATATTTGTACCTTTTACTGCAATTTTTATTGTACCTTTTTTAGTTATCCACAAGTTATTAACAAGTTATATACAAGATATTAAGTAGTTATCCACAGTATTTTAAACGCCCTCAACCATACGCCCAATGTGTTTCTTTTTTAGTTCCGTTCTATATGGTCGAGTGCCTAGTAAAACTAAAGCCTCGCAGAGTCCTTATGGAAAATAAAAGACTCTTATATAATTGAACGGAACAAAAAAAACTCTAGAGAGCACCGAAGTACTCCCTAGAGTAAGCTACTACCCGTTAGCTTTCAAATACTCGTCAATGAGTTTCTGAAACTTTTGAGGTAAACGCTTCTTCTTAAAAAGTTCAGAAGCATCAGCATAAGAAAGTAAGCCCTTCTTAGATTCAGAATTAAGACAAGCAGATATTCTACTTCTCTTTACCCAATCTATTTTTCCATTAGCTTTTTTGCTAAAGTTAAGGGCTAAAGCCTTACATTGATTTGGAGTAGCTGGTCCTGCTAAAGTTTCAGGACTAACTTTTTTAATGTCATAAGCCATTATTTTCTCTCCTTTATCTCGAGATTAATCACACCCTTCAAATAATTTTGAAGGAACCTATATGCCTCATCATCAGATGAAGTAAATCTAATAATATTTAAATTTTTATCCTCTTTTAATATATTACAAAATTTTATTAAATCTTTAAAGTTTAATATTTCGTATGTATTTCCTGAGTCCAAAGTTATCAATATTATCATAATGTGTACCAAGCATATTTATAGTTCTTCTTAAGTCAATATCGCATGTTCTTAGAGTCTGTTCGAGGCTTTGCGAGATTACAGAGTCTTAGAAACGATATTGTATGCAGTTCCTTAGAGCCTGTTCGAGGTACGAGATTACAGGGTTCTTTGGAACTGCATAGTACTTTAAAGAACTAATATGCTTGTATACCACATTTGGTGATATTAGATAACTTTAGTGGCTTAGGGAATACTCGAAATATTCTTTAAAGATTTATAATTTTGTAATGATATATTGAGGATAAAAAATAATTATTAGATTTACTACCTGTATGATAGGCATAACTAGGTTCCCAAAATTATATAGGTGTGATAGCTCGAGTAGGAGAGATATGGCTTATGACACTTTATTAGTTAGTCCAGAAACTAGCAGAGCAGGTAGTCCTACAATGTATGATTTAGTAACTTAGCAAAAAGCTGGAAAGTTTAGGCATTGGGTAAGAGAAGTCCTTTTAATATCTGCTGTTTATAAGAATGAATCTACTAGAAGGCTTACCTTACTGCTGATGCCTGAACTTTAATAAAGAAGCGTTATAAGCCTAAAAAGTTCTACTCATTGACGAGTTATTTAATAGCTAACGATGTAGTAGTGAAACACTAGGTAGGACAAGGTGGTCTCTAAAGGTCTGAAAAGTCGTGGAGAGAAATCTTGGTAAGTCTTTTCAGCCCCTAGGCAGGAGACCACCCCACCTACCTAGTGTATCTATAGCATACTCATACAAAATCTAGTAAATTCTATGTCAACCAGATTTGCCCGTAAGTAGTTTACACTAACTTCAAAAGTCTAGTAGTTTTTTCAATAGTTTTGGGTAGTTTTTGGAAGGGTATTTTTGAGATAAGTAGAACTACTTAGTTGCCCTCAGTAGGGGCTATATGCACCCGGGGGGAGCACTAAAGTTATTATAGTGTTGGATTTTGATTTTGTCAAGAGGGTTGACAAATTTATTTCCGAAGTATATACTAAGCCTATGGCAATGTTACCAACTCAGTCTAATCAGACCCAAAGAAAACTTACAGAAAAGCAGCAATCTTTTTTAGAACACCTTGTTGAAACGCAAGGAGATGCTAAAAAGGCTGCTGAGTTAGCAGGTTATACAAGTCATTATCATCATGTGGTTAAGACCCTCAAAAATGAAATACTTGAACTAACTCAGGAAATCTTGGCAAACTCTGCACCTAAAGCAGCATTTAAGCTTGTCGAGATTATGGAGTCTAATAGACCTATAGTACAAGCTAATAATAAACTATCAGCAGCTCAAACGCTGTTGGATAGGGTTGGAGTTAGTAAAATAGATAAGTTAGATGTTAATCACAACTTAAACAGTGGTATCTTTGTCATGCCTGATAAAGCCCCACTGGATTTACCAGAGGAAGATTATGAAGATATTTCTGACAGAGATTGAAGAAAAAGGCGAAAAGTATGCAGGACCTAATATAGTTGCAGAAAACTTAGCAGAAGCTCAAGAAGCAGCTAAAGCAAATAACTTAATAGTAGTAGGAGAGTTTGTTGAGTTAGTTGTTGGTAGTGGGTTAATGCATTATTTAGAAGAAGAAATACACAATAAGGACAGGGTGTTACACTAATGGCAGCAAAGAAAAGAAAAAGTACAGTAAACAAAGCAGGTAACTACACAAAACCTACTATGCGTAAAAGGTTATTTAATAAAATTAAAGCTGGTAGTAAAGGTGGAAAACCGGGTCAATGGTCAGCTCGTAAAGCTCAAATGTTAGCTAAACAATATAAAGCTGCCGGTGGTGGCTATAAATAATACTTGCCCTCAACATGCCTAGAAAGAAAAAAGACCCTAAAGTAGGTACAGGTAAAAAGCCAAAAGGTTCTGGCAGACGTTTATATACTGACGAAAATCCTAAAGATACTGTTAGTATTAAGTTTGCTACTCCAGCAGATGCTAGAGCAACAGTGGCTAAAGTAAAAAGAATTAGAAAACCTTTTGCTCGTAAAATACAAATATTAACTGTTTTAGAACAACGAGCTAAAGTATCTGGTAAGAATGAACAAGCTAGAATAGCTAAACGAGGCAAAGAAGCAATTAGGAAAAAACATGGCACTAAAAAAAAGTCAAAGAAGTCTTAGAGCTTGGACTAAACAGAAATGGCGAACTAAGTCAGGTAAAAAGTCTTCAGAGACTGGTGAACGCTATTTACCTGAAGCAGCTATTAAAAGTCTTACTCCACAGGAGTACGCTGCGACTTCTCGAAAAAAACGCAAAGATACCAAAAAAGGTAAACAGTTTTCTAAACAACCTAAACGAGTTGCTAAGAAAGTACGCAAATACAGGAAAGTATCATGAGTAAAAAGAAAGATTCACGACTTGTAAAGGCTGGAGTATCTGGTTATAATAAACCTAAAAGAACTCCAAACCATCCTACTAAATCACATGTGGTTGTTGCTAAAGAAGGTGATAAGATTAAAACTATTAGGTTTGGACAACAAGGTAAAAAAGTAGGTACACTCAAAGGTACAGCAGGTAAACCTAAAAAAGGTGAATCTGCTCGTATGAAAGCTAAACGTAAATCTTTTAAAGCTCGTCATGCTAAAAATATTAAAAAAGGAAAGATGTCCGCAGCTTGGTGGGCAGATAAGGTAAAATGGTAATATGCCACACGCAGGACATTTTGGAGTAAAATCCGCAGCTAAACGTAATCGCATGGCTCGTAATAAAGCACGAGGTCAAGTTGTTAGTGATAAACAAATTGCTGATAATTGGGATAAAATTTTTAATAAATCTAAAATACAGGAGAAAAAATAATGGACATTGATGTTATTATTGGCTTGTTAATAATTGTAATAATAGGTATTTTTGCTTTTAGAGTTAAGAATCCTCAAAAATATGAAGAAGTTAAAGAAGTTTTACAAGACTACTGGGAAAATCTTAGGACCTATTTCGATAAATAATTATAATGGATATATTACCTGACGGTTACATTCGTAAAAAATCCTCAACCATACCTTTTGGGTATGAAGAGGATGGTATGATTGAAGGTTATTTAAAACCTATTCCTCAACACTTATCAGTACTAAAAGAAGTATCTGAAGCTGTATTTCATGGTGAAATTAGTTTAGGTATTGGAGTTGATTGGTTAGAAGCTGAAACAGGTAAGAAACTTTCTCGTATGGGTTTAAAAAAATACGTAGATAAGAAGTATGGAAGACTGGGAAAAAAATCCTGAAAAGTACTTGACAAACCCTGATGGGAGCTATATACTTAACAAAGACGGTACTCCACGCAAAAAAGGTGGTAGACCTAAGAACTCAGAACTATCTGATATTCAATTAACTCTAAGAGCTAAAAAAAAATTAGATAGAAAAAGCACTAAAGTAAAAAAGCTAACTAGAAGTTTAGCAAAAGTAAAAAAAGAAGTAGAAGCAGAAACTAAAGCTTTAACTTCTAATGTTCTAACAAAAGAAGAAACAAAAGTTCTTCCAGATGAATTACAAGAACATTTAGATACTACTGGGTCTCATGTGGCATTTATGCCAAATGATGGACCGCAGACAGATTTTTTAGCTGCAGCCGAAAAGGATGTACTTTATGGTGGAGCAGCAGGTGGTGGTAAAAGTTTTGCAATGCTTATTGACCCACTAAGGTATTGTGATAAGTCAGCTCATCGAGCTTTAATACTTAGAAGGTCAATGCCAGAGCTTAGAGAGCTTATAGATAAATCTAGGGAATTGTACCCAAAAGCATTTCCCGGAGCTAAGTTCAGAGAAGTAGAAAAGTTATGGAACTTTCCTTCAGGAGCTAAAATAGAATTTGGATTTTTGGAACGAGATGCAGATGTGTATCGTTATCAAGGACAAGCCTATAGTTGGATTGGTTTTGATGAAATAACACATTTACCAACAGAGTTTGGTTGGAACTATCTAGCATCTAGGTTAAGAACAACCGACCCAGCACTGCCAACGTATTTACGTTGCACGGCTAACCCCGGAGGAGTTGGTGCACATTGGGTTAAAAAAAGGTATGTTGAACCTTCAGACCACAATAAAACATTTGTTGGTCACGATGGTTTAACTAGAAAGTTTATTCCAGCAAGATTACAGGATAATCCTTTTCTTGCAGAAGACGGAGAGTATGAAAGAATGTTACTCTCGTTACCAGCAGTACAGCGAAAGCAACTGCTAGAGGGTAACTGGGATATTAGTGAAGGTGCAGCCTTTGCTGAGTTTGACCCTGACATTCATGTTATACCGCCTTTTGATATTCCTACATGGTGGGAAAGAACAAAAGGAATTGACTATGGTTATGCTTCGGAAAGTTGTTGTCTTTGGGCAGCAGTAGACCCAGAAGATAAAACGATTATAGTTTATCGAGAACTATATCAAAAAGGTCTTACTGGTGAAGTCTTAGGTGATAGAATAACTGATTTAGAAATGAATGAAGTTAAGTCTATTACTGGAGTTTTAGATACTGCAGCATGGTCAAGAACAGGATATACAGGTCCTACGATTGGTGAAATACTAATTAAAAAAGGACATAAACTCAGAAGAGCTGATAAGAATAGAATAGCTGGTAAAATACAAATACACGAACATTTGCGACAAAATAACGAAACAGGTAGACCAAGATTGCAAATAACAAGTAGTTGTATTAATTTAATAAAAGAATTACAAAGTCTACCATTAGCGAGTTCTAATCCAGAAGATGTAGATACTCATTCGGCTGACCATGCTTATGATGCTTTGCGTTATATGATTATGGGTAGACCTAAACTGGACCATCCTTATGATAGGATGTTAAGAATAAAAACATCGGGGTACATACCTTCAGATGATAAATTTGGATATTAATGGCAGACAACGATAATACATTTTTAACCGCTAATAGCATCTATGAAGAAGTAGAGGGTGAAGCTGGTAAAACTTTAAATTTAGAAGAAGACCAACGTATAAATTTAGTTGGTACTATTCTTGATAGATTTTATAAAGCAGAGGATGCTCGAAGGTCTGATGAACGTAGATGGTTACGAGCTTACGAAAATTATCGTGGACTTTATGGTAAAACTGTAAAGTTTAGAGAATCTGAAAAATCTAGAATATTTGTTAAGATAACTAAAACAAAAGTACTTGCTGCTTTTGGACAATTAGTAGATGTTATTTTTGGTACAGGTAAGTTTCCGATAGGTATTGCAGAAACTAAATTACCAGAAGGCGATAAAGAAGATGCTTTTTTAGATGTTAATAATCCTAATCCTTCAATAGAATCTGGTAATGTACCTGATAATATTGGTAATAGATTAGAAGATGAACCAGTTGAAAGTATTTATGCTTATGGTTATGAAGGAGATGGTAAAGTTTTAAAACCCGGTGCTACTATTGGTACTGGCATGTTTGAAAAAAGTATTGAAGAACTAGCTGATGAAGCTGGTATTTTAAAAGAAGGTTTAACACCTGACCCATCTATTATGGAAATATCTCCAGCACAAAGAGCTGCGAGAAGAATGGAAAAATTAATCCATGACCAAATAGAAGAATCTAATGGTTCATCAGAAATAAGAAATGCACTTTTAGAATCTGCATTACTTGGTACAGGTATTGTTAAAGGTCCATTTAATTTTAATAAAACTTTAAATAGATGGACTTATGATGAACAAGGCGAAAGAAAATTTAATCCTCTTGAAGTTAGAGTACCAAGAATAGAATTTGTAAGCTGTTGGGATTTTTACCCAGACCCTGCAGCAACTAATATAGATGAATGTGAATATGTAATACATAGACACAAAATGAATCGTAGTCAACTAAGGCAGTTAAGAAACATGCCTTTCTTTGATAAAGAAGCTATTAGAGAATGTTTAAGACTAGGAGCTAACTACGAAGAAAAAAGTTTTGAAGCTCAACTAAAAGATGATTCTACTGTTGA